AAAGAATTTATCCACTTGGTTTGTTCCTTCTTCTCATGTTTGGGAAGCTTTTGGTTTAAAACGTTCTTCTGTTGAGAAGCTTAGGCCTCTTACTGGTAAGATTGTTGGTTATGATTGGGAAAAATGGTTCTATTAATTTAAAAAACGAAAAAAATGAAAAGAAGAAAAATGTCAAGAAAATTTTCTAGAAAAAATTTTAGAAAAGGCGCAAAAAGTATTAATCGTAGGAATATTTCTACTAAGCCAATGCGTGGCGGTATTCGCTTATAATTATAATGGAGGTGTGGTATGGCGTGCTATCACCCTATTTCAGCTTATCGCGCGAAAGCGCGTGGAGCAAATGGAAAGTTCGGTATTGTCTTTAATGCTAGCCAAGGTTATGTTGACCAGAGGCTAAAAGTTCCTTGTGGCCAATGTGTTGGTTGTCGTCTTGAGCGTTCTCGCCAATGGGCTATTCGTTGCGTTCACGAGGCTTCTTTGCACGAAAAAAATTGCTTTATCACTCTTACTTATAATGACGAGTTTTTGCCAAAAAATCGTTCTTTGTGCATTGATCATTTTCAAAAGTTTATGAAAAGATTGCGCAAAAAATTTGGCGCAAATATTCGTTTTTATCATTGCGGTGAATATGGTTCAAAATATGGTCGTCCGCATTATCATGCTTTATTATTTAACTTAGATTTTTCTGACAAAAAATTGTGGAAAATTGTTAATGAACAAAAGCTTTATACTTCTAAAATTCTTGAAGAATTGTGGCCCTTTGGCTTCTCTACTGTTGGTACTGCTACGTTTGAAAGTGCTGCTTATGTCGCCCGTTATATTATGAAAAAAGTTAATGGTACTGCTGCTGATTCTCATTATGAGCGTGTTGATCCTGATACCGGCGAAGTTTATCGCCTTAAAAGTGAATACACTACCATGTCGCGCCGTCCTGGCATTGGTAAAAATTGGTTTGAAAAATTTAAAAAAGACGTTTTCCCCTCTGATCAGGTTGTGCTTAAAGGTCGTGCTATGCGTCCTCCTCGTTATTATGATATTCAATTTGAAATTGATGATGAAAAAGCTATGTCGCGAATTAAAACAATTCGTAAAAAGAATTCCAAAAAACATATTGACAATAACACTCCAGAGCGTTTAAATGTCCGTGAGCGCGTGCAACTTGCACGCCTCGCATTATTGCCGCGCTCGGTTGATTAATATTAATTAAATTAAAATATTTATGCCTAAGATTTTTTCCGTTTATGATTCTAAAACTTCTTCTTATTCTCCGCCTATGAATTTTCCTCATACTGGCGATGCAATTCGTTCTTTTTCTGAAATTGCCAATGATAAATCTTCTACTACAATTGGAAAATATCCTGCTGATTTTACTCTGTTTGAGTTAGGTTCTTTTGATTTGCAGACTGCAAAATTTGATCTTTATTCTACACCTGTTGCCTATGGTGTTGCTTTAGAGTATGTTAAACAAGAATAGTTTTTAATAATAACATTTAAAATATTGCCACTATGAAAAGTGTAATGAGTCATAATTTTTCTCAAGTTCCATCTGCGAATATACCACGTTCGCAGTTTAATCGGTCTCACGGTTGTAAGACTACGTTTAATGCTGGTTATTTAGTGCCTGTTTATGTTGATGAGGCTTTGCCGGGTGATACGTTTAATGCCCGTATGGCTTCGTTTGTGCGTATGACTACGCCGCTTCGTCCTGTTATGGACAATATATTTCTAGACACTTTCTTTTTTGCCGTTCCGATTCGTTTAATTTGGGATAATTGGCAAAAATTTAATGGTGAGCAAAAAAATCCTAGTGATTCTACTGATTTTCTTGTGCCTACCATGACCGCTCCCACCGGCGGTTATGCTAATGAATCTCTTTCCGATTATTTTGGTATTCCAACCAAGATTGAAGGTCTTGAACATGATTCTTTATTCCATCGTGCTTACAATCTTATTTACAACGAGTGGTTTCGTGATCAAAATTTGCAAGATTCTGCTGTTGTTGATCTTGATGATGGCCCTGATAATCCCGTTGATTACGTTCTTCGCAGGCGTGGCAAGCGTCATGATTATTTTACATCTTCTCTGCCTTGGCCTCAAAAAGGCCCTGCGGTTACTATGTCTCTTGCTGGTTTAGCTCCTGTTCTTGGTATTGGCGTTAATACTACTCTTGGCCATAATACTTCTAGCAAAAACGTTTGGGAGACTGCGCAAGGCAGTACTTCTATTTACGCTGATTGGACTGATTTTGGTACTCAGTCTTCTGGGTATGAGACTTATATTCATCGTGACCCTGATGGTCACCCTCTTGTTTTTGCTAATTTGAGCTCCGTATCTGCTTTTACAATTAATCAATTGCGTGAAGCTTTTCAGATTCAAAAGCTTTATGAGCGTGATGCCCGTGGTGGCACTCGTTATATCGAGATTCTTCGCGCTCATTTTGGTGTCATTTCTCCTGATGCTCGTTTGCAACGTCCAGAGTATCTTGGCGGTGGTTCTACGCCGTTTAATATTAATCCTATTGCGCAAACTTCTGCTTCTGATGATGTTACGCCTCAAGGCAATCTTGCTGCTATGGCTACTGCTTCCGCTACTGGCCATGGTTTTGTAAAGTCGTTTGTTGAGCATTCTGTCATTATTGGTCTTGTTAACGTTCGTGTTGATCTTAACTATCAACAAGGTCTTAATCGTATGTTTTCTCGTCAAACTCGTTGGGATTTCTATTGGCCTGCTCTTTCTAGTATTGGTGAACAAGCTGTTTTGAATAAGGAAATTTATGCGCAAAATGATATGCATGACAATGAAGTTTTTGGTTATCAGGAACGCTATGCTGAATATCGCTATAAGCCTTCTATTATTACTGGCAAATTTCGTTCAAATGATGCTCAATCTCTTGACTCATGGCATCTTGCACAAGATTTTGAATCTTTGCCTGCTCTTAATTCTTCGTTTATTCAAGATAATCCGCCTATGTCTCGAATTCTTGCCGTTACTGACGAGCCGCAATTTTTATTTGATTCTTATATTTCGTTAAAATGTGCCCGTCCTATGCCTGTTTACAGTGTGCCGGGTTTAATTGATCATTTTTAATTAATTATGGTATCTCCTCTTATTTTTGCTGGTGGTCTTGCTGCTGGTGCTGATATTGCTGGCAATATTATGCAGTCTAATAGTGCTGCTGCTATGAATCGTCTTAATGCTGCAGAAATGCAAAATCAACGCGATTGGCAAGAACGAATGTCTAATACTGCTCATCAGCGTGAAGTGAAAGATCTTCGCGCTGCTGGGCTTAATCCTATTCTTAGTGCTGGCGGTGGTGGTTCTAATGTGCCTACTCCTTCTATTATTCCTGCTGTTAATGAAGGTTATGGCGCTGGTGCTGTTAATAGTGCTATGAATGCTGGTATGCGTGCTTCTGAAATTGAGAAGATTCGTACTGATATTGATAATGCTAAAAAAGCTGGTGTTCAAATTGATGCGCAAACTGCTTACACTAAGGCTCAAGCCGTTAATAGTGCTGCTGATACCTTGTTAAAAGCCAATTCTGCCAAAAATGTTGCTGCTAATACTGATCTTGCTGTTTCTGCCGCTCCTGGCGCGAAAAATCGCGCTGATATTGAAAGTAGTAAATATGGTAAAATTATGTCATATATTAATCATTTTTTTGATTCTTTCCGGAAAGGCGGTGATAGTGTTTCTAGTGCCGTTCGTGCGCGCGATGAAGCGCGCGGATACAACGCTCAAGGCGTTGTCAAGCGTTAATTTATGTTTTATTCTTTTATTATTGTTAATTTAATTTATGTTCTCATTATGTCTAGGTTTATTGTTCCTTATGCTTCTCGCAATCGTGTTAGTACGCCTATTGTAGGCGAATCGTTGACGAAGCAAGCTCATCGCGATGATTGCGACGTAAATAATATTGTTCGTCGCTGGCAACAAACTGAAGTTGATCCACGCGATCCTAAACGTCAAGGACAATATCTTGATGTTTCTTCTATTCCCGATTATGCTGACTCTGTGTTGCGTTTAAACGCTGCTTATGATATATTTGGATCTCTTGATGCTAAAACTCGTAAATCTTTTAATAATTCTCTTGGCGAGTTTATTAATTATGCTAATGACCCAAATAATGTTGATTCTCTCGTCAAAATGGGTGTTTTGCAGCTTAAAGAAGAAGTTGCAAAGGAGGGCGAAGCCCCTCACCACCATGGAAACCTAGCCCCCGCCGGCGATGAGGCGAAAAAGTAGTTTCCGCGCGTCTGCGCGGCCCGCCTTGCGTATGTCTTGGCGGGATTTGCACAGTTACTCACTTGATGTAACTGTGCTGACTGACACCAATTATAAAGGAGGTTTATGTTAAAGAATTTATCCACTTGGTTTGTTCCTTCTTCTCATGTTTGGGAAGCTTTTGGTTTAAAACGTTCTTCTGTTGAGAAGCTTAGGCCTCTTACTGGTAAGATTGTTGGTTATGATTGGGAA